TCTTGTGTCGCCTGCCAAGATACACCATATTGATCTAGGATTTCCTGAACAGCATAGTAGTTCCCCACATTTCTAAACCATCGGTCCAGTTTTATAAACAATATCAGATCAATTTTTCCAACCCTGCAATCATCCAGAAGTTTTAGGAGTGCAGGGCGTTTCTTATATGGTTTTCTGGCGGAGATGCCAGCATCTTCATAGATGCCGACAATCTTCATTCCATGGGATTTTGAAAATTGGGTCAGACTATTTTTTTGGTCTTCCAGAGACAAGCCATGCCGGGCTTGTTCTTCTGTACTAACCCTTATATATAATGCAGCTCGTTGCATAGCTCCACCTCCTAAGATCACGCCGCCAGGTGATTCCTGACGGCGGCTTTTCACTAGAATGAAAACCTATCGTAAAAAGTAAAATTGTGGTATAAAAATAAAGACCACTAGATATAGGTCAATACAAAATATAAATGGAAAAAATTGTGAAAATCTGCTGATTGCCTTATATTATCCTCGGTGCTATGATATTATCAAATCACTAGAACAAATGTTCTTGAACGAGGAGGGGCAACTGGAATATGGATGAACGAGATATGACCTGCGGTGAATTGCTCTGTAGTGAGGACTACAACGAACGAGAGTTATTAATTAACATGATATTAAATCTTAGCGAAGAAGAAATAAAACGAGTTATTGGTCTCTCTGGTCAATTACTTGTTCCACAATGATTCTGAGTTTATGAACATTTTCATCTGACATCTTATAAATGCAGCTTATAAGATATTTTTTCTCATCAGAAAGCCCGCTTCCAGATTTGGTGGCGGGTATTTCACTTTCATCATCCCATCCCATTAAATATATTGGAGATGTGCCAAGAGCTGATGCAAGTTTTGAAATAGTAGACCTTTTTAAATTTACAACAATATCAGTTTCATATTTGTTAATTGCAGCCTTTTTAACGCCAATCATTTTTCCAAGTTCCTCTTGAGACAATCCTTTGTTGATTCTTAAATTTTTTATTCTTTGCCCCGTTGTCACATATTCACCCCCCTCACAAACTGTATCTAAATATTATCACATTTTTCAAAAAAATCAAGAAAAATATCTTGACAAGAAACCGGAATGTGCTATAATCGAAGTATCTTAAACAGATACGGAGGTGAACAAATGAACAAATTGCTCTTGAAGTCGCACATGGCAAAGAAGGGGGAGACACAAGCGGTTCTTGCGGAAGCTATGGGCCTTAGTTTGTCTCGTTTAAACGCAAAAATTAACGGAACAGGGGGCGCAGAGTTTACACAAACTGAAATTGCGTTCATCTCTGAACGGTATAAACTTTCTGGCAGCGAAACCATGCGTATTTTTTTTAGCGAAAAAGTATCTTAAATAGATACAATTGAGGAGGAGGTGAACACATGCCAAACACTTGCTTAACCGCAGAAATCGACATTTCCAATATCGATGAGGCAACAGAAAAAGTGAACCGATTACTGGAGCTTTTGAAAGAGGTGACCAGTATTATCAGTTCACTTTCTGAGGGAATAAAAAATTAGAGCCCTAATTTCCGGGCGGCATATTCTTTTACGGCGGTATGCAACATTTCTTCCCATGTTTTGAATCGTGTTGTAGCCGCAATATGGCGGTCAAATGGTTCGTTTGGAATATTCCTAAAATCTTCCTGCGAACCAACATGAAATCCACCATTATCCAATAGCTCAGACATGGAAGAAAACTTTGTGTATTTACACATGAAGTCAGAAGGAAACAGTTCAGAAAAAGAAACGGAGTGCTTTCCATCCAACTCTTTTAATCCCTTTTGCGTCTGTTCCAACTTCCTCTGAGCTTCGTCCAAACCTTTAATTTTGATTTTTGCCATTGATTATACCCCGATTCGTTTTTCTTAAATATAACATATTTCTTTTCAAAAATCAACAATCCGAAATAAACGCTTGACAACTTCAGCGTAACCGTAGACGAGCTTCTTTCAGAAGACCAGGGTGCATGAGGGGGGGGGTGAAAGGGATGGAAGTCATTTTGAAAGGCGAACCGAAAGAGATCGCCGCTCTTGTGGTGGAGTTACAAGAGCGGCGGGAGTTGATTATTAATCCTGATCGTCTTGCCAAAGCCATTTGTGGTACAGACCCAAAAGCTCAATAGCAATTGTGTAGCTTAATGCTCCAATTTGATTTCCGAAATAGTCTGGGCTTCCGGGAGTTGTCACGCTTCTTATTTCTGCAACTTTCAAAGAAGCGTCTTCCATGATCGCAGCAGCATCTTCTTTAGAAATCGAAGATATAAAGTCATTAAAATTTTTCAAAACACTCACCCTCCTTTCCCTGCCAGTATAGCACGGCATAGCAGGGAGGACAACCCAATAAAGATGCCCCGCCGCACTGCCAGCATGACGGGAGCGACAGGAGATTGAAATGGCGGTTTTTAAAACGATTGTGTTTATGATCTATATTTTATGTGCAGCAGCCGCCACCTATTTTAAATATGAGAAAGAGAATGACGAGGCATTATGGTGGCTTGGGTGGGCTATCATTTTTTACATGACATTCGTTTCTTATGGATGGTGAGGAGGTGAAAGGATGGCCGATGTAAAACTCAATGTTACGCTGAACGGAGTAGATGAAGCTCAGCGTAAAGCAGAGCTGCTTGAGAACACAATAAAAAGGGCCATGTCGTTGGCGGGCGACCTGGCTGGATTACTCAAGGATTTATCAGTTGAAGTTAGAGGTAAAACCGATGAATAGCTTTAAAGTAACAAAAGATCACCGTATTTTACTGAATGACGTGGAGATTGATCATGTTCTTGGCTTTGATTTTCACATTGAAGCAGGAGAAGACCCGGAAGTTGTTCTGCGATTCTTGGCGTCAAACATTGATATTGATGATTACAGAGACTACTGATACAAGAGCTAGGCGAAAGGAACAATAAAAAGCGGGCTGCCTCTGGCGGTAACAGAGGACAGCCCATGACACCACGTGAAAGGGCCACGAGGTATCGGAGACAGTATAACACATCCTCCGGCCTCTGGCAAGAATAGGAGGATATTTTTAACATGAAAAAGGAACCGACAACAATTCAGGAATTAAGAGGTATGGCCCGGTACGTGAACCGCGAGTTTGATAATCTCTGCCGCGATTGGAAGGGCCAGACATGGGAGGAGGCACATATGAATTATTCGTTTGAAGATTATCGCAGGGCACTAGAGGGAGCTGGCCCCAAGTTGAAGGAACTGATTCTTGATCGAGCGGCACAGGACCCTGGCATTCATTTGATGGAACTGAAGGAGCTGGTGTCCAGTGCATACCCGGAGGATGCCTAAAAAATCCCCCGCCGTGTTCGCAGCACGACGAGGGTAAGGATTGAGGCACCACACGACAATCCCTTTTACACTATATCACTTCCGAAGGGATTGGACAAGATGCAATCACATAAAATTTACCAAGTTCTTGAGGAGGTTAGTTTGCTATGGAAGAAAATCTGGATTGCTTTCAGAAAGCGCTGATTTACTTAAAGACAAAGCGTTTGGAGCAGCTAGGCGTTACAGCAGAAATTACTGTTACAAAGGTTGAGAAAGATGACAACGATTGAACTGGTTTTCGTTTTGATTGGAATAGGGACAGCCACAAGCTGGCTGTTCCGCCCAGTGGACAAGCTGGAGGGGCGGGCATGAAGCGACGACAGATTCTTACATATCTTTGCTTCGTCGGGCTTCTGGCAATCTGGTTAATTGGATTCCTGGCGCTGAATGTGGATGCGGAGCCTCCGCGCCCGGAACACACAAAAGCCACCATGCCGGAGATCACATTGGACGAGCTGGAGGCGGCTGAAAATGAACTCATTGAAGCCGCACTGTTGGCCCGCTCAACCAAGCTGGAGGACGTGACCATTACCTTCTACTGCTGCGAGGAACGGCCCCACATCTGTGGTACAGGCTCCGGCATCACCGCCAGCGGACGGCGCGTGACTCCGTATGTGAGCTGTGCTGTAGACCCTGCCGTGATTTCGCTGGGCAGCACCATCATGATCGAGCACAACGGCGAAATGTTGTATCTGCGGGCGGACGATACCGGCCCTGCTATCCGGGGAAACAGGCTGGACATTGCGGTACAAGGTCACCAGGAGGCGTTATCTTTAGGCGTGAAAACGGCTGATATTTGGTGGTGCGAGGAAGGGGTGTCCTGAAATGAGCATGGAAAAGCTGATTCAGGACTCCGTTGATTGTAGGAAAGACCACAAGACATACGGGAAATGGAAGCCAGATCATCCTGGAGACCCACCGCCAAGAAAAGGACATCCATCAATTGGAACCCGGTACTGTGAGGTGTGCGGCGCAGTTCTTCGCCCCCGTCAGCACCACTTTTGCAGTGCGGATTGCCGGGACGTCGCAACTAAACGAAATAAGCGAAAGAAACCAACTTGAGGGGGAGATAAAACATGTACCGCTGCATGATCTGCGGGCTTGAATTCGATCATCCGCTTCTGGTCATACGTGATGAAATTGTGGATAGCGATGGAAACCGGGAGCGGCAAATCAAGGCTGTGTGCCCCTCCTGTTGGATGGGAGAACAATATTTTGAAAATACGGAGGAATCTTGAAATATGGCAGTCAAGAAACCGGCTGAATTGGATTTCAGCAACAAGAAATTTATGATGATTATCAGCGGCCAACCCGGCCTGGGAAAGACTACGCTGGCGCTGTCAGCCCCCAAACCGTTCCTGTTTGATACAGATAACGGAATTGCCCGCGTCAAAGCGGAACACCGCTGTGTAACTTCCACCACGGCATCCTATGAAGAGCTGTTGGAGGACATGAGCAGCGAAGAATACAAAGCTGCTGAGACCATCATCATTGATACCGGCGGCACCCTTGTTCAGCTGATGAAGTCGTGGGCCAGAAAACAGGACGCTAAAGCGGCAAAGGACGGCAGGGCTATGTACGGCGTGATCAAGACGGAGTTTGACCGGCTGTGCTGGCAAATCCGCAATCAGGATAAAAAACATTTGGTAGTCGTTTTCCATACTACTGAGCAGGCAAAAGGAGAATCCGTTCAAACCCGCATTTCCTGCGAGGGGTCCACAAAGGATATTGTCTGGACGCCAGCCGATTTTGGGGGCCATATGTTCATGATGGGCAGCAAGCGTGTCATTGGATTTACGCCTACAGAAGAATATTTTGCGAAAGGGTGCTTCGGTGTCTCCGGCGTCATGGAGGTTCCTATTCTGAAAGACGGACAGGCCAATACTTTTTTGACAGACCTTTTCAAATCCGCACAGGCAAGCATTGATTTGGAAATGGAGCGGTACAGTGAAGAAAAGGCGGCGTATGCGGCGGCGATGGAAACTGGCTTTGCCGCAATTGCCGCTGTGGAAGACCCGGAAAGTGCTAAAACGGCCCAGGACGCGATTGAAGGAATTGCCCACGCGCTGACCAGCCAGGCGGAACTCCGCGCCGCGTTTAGGCGCCGCTTGAAAGAGGCCGGTTTGAAATGGGACAAGGAGGCAGGCGCCTATGTCGTATTGGCTGACACAAAGTCTGCTAAGTAGCTGGCGGTACTGGATGGAGGCGGGGGACGCTCAGGCGGACCAGGCCAGAGAGGCGTTTTGCTCTTCACTTCGCCGGGAAAAGCAGCCCAAAACGGACGCCATGCTGCGGGGCATCCGGTTTGAGGATGCGATCAACCGTGTGGTGGCCGGGAAGACTGCAGAACTGTCGGATGAGTACACGGAAAAAGCCGTCAGGCGGTTTTCACGCCTTTGCATGGGCGGACAGCCGCAGGTACCTATATCCGGAAACCTGTTTGTCAGCGGGCTTGATTTAACACTTTATGGCGTCTGCGACTACGTGAAGGCTGGAATCATCTATGACATCAAGCGTGTTTCCCGCTACGAATACGGAAAGTATCAGACAAGCCCACAGCATCCCCTGTATTTACATCTGCTTCCCAAAGCTACACGGTTTGATTACCTGATCTTTGACGGAAGATTCTGCTATCGGGAGACATACCGTCGGGGAGACTTCCCGCCGATTGAAACGACGGTGGATAGATTCATCCAGTCCTTGCGGGAAGCGAATCTGCTGGACGATTATAAGACGTATTGGAATATGAACGAAACAAGGGAGGAATTGATTCATGGCCTTTAGAAGTGTAGAAAACGACAACGAGCTGATGAAAGAAGGAGAATACGAGGTTTATGTGAAAGACTGCTGCCGAAGCGAAACGCAAAGCCACATCCCAGTCATCAAATTTGAGTTTGTCGTCCGGGCGGATTCCGGTATTGAGCAGGCATATAAAAACAAGCATGTGTTTAAGAACTTTTTTCCGGATGAAGAGACCGGTAACTTCCCGGAGGAAAAGATCGGAAAGTATGCTAATGCGCTTGGCATTCCAAAGGGTCAGGAATTTGAGCTGGATGATCTGATTGGAAGAAACTGTGTGATCGTCATTAAACATTATACCAATGAAAAGACCGGTGAGAAAAAGGACTGTATCTTTTATACAAAGACCAGCAAAGCGGAGCCGTACATGAACACAACGCCAGTTGGAGGACAGGATTTCGCAGATATTTCAGAGGAAGATGGCGAGCTGCCGTTTTAAGGCGGTGGGCATGTGAGACGTGAACAATTTACTTTTTACCGCAGTTACTATGAGGCATTGAAGAACCTGCCAAAAAGAGACCAGACAGCGGTGTTGATGGCGGTCATTGGCTATGCTCTTGACGAAACAGAACCAGCCCTGTCCGGAGTTCCTCTTTCCGTTTTTACGTTGATTCGCCCAACGCTGGACAGTGGAAGGAACAAAGCAAAAAACCGCATGAACAAACGAGGAACAAACGAAGGCCAAAGCGAGAACAAACAGGAAACAAATCAGGAACAAACACGTAAAGAGGGAGAGAAAGAGAAGGAGAAAGAGGGGGAGAGTGAGATAGAGGTAGAGGGAGAGAACGATAGTTCTCTTCCCCCACCCCCCCTCTCCGGGGGGAGATCGAAACGGTTTGTCCCTCCCACCGTGGAGGAAGTTCAAACATACTGCCGGGAACGAAACAACGGAATAGATGCCGCTGCCTTCATAGACTTCTATGCTGCCAGGGGGTGGAAGTATGGGCAAGGCCGACCGATGGTGGACTGGAAAGCGGCTGTCCGAACTTGGGAGTCCCGAGAGAAAAAGCAGGAAAATGGCGGAAATATCTTCCTGAAAATGTTGGAGGAACAGGAATGAATCAAACAGAAACCTTGCAGATTATGGCCGTTCTCCGCGGTGCATATCCGGCATTTTACCGGGATATGGTGCGAAAAGATGCAGAAAGTGTAGTCGCTCTATGGACGGAGATGTTTGCGGAGGAAGATGTTGCGATTGTGGCCGCTGCGGTTAAAGCGTTGATTGCAACGGATGATAAGGGTTTCCCTCCGCACATCGGGGCTGTCAAAGCTAAGGTCCGGCAGATCACACAGCCAGCCGGGATGACGGCGCAAGAAGCCTGGAACCTTGTGGCAAGGGCCATTCGTAACAGCGGCTATGAGAGCCGGAAGGAGTACGACAATCTTCCGCCAGACATCCAGAGACTAGTTGGTTCCCCTGAACAGCTCCGGGACTGGGCTATGATGGACAGCAGCACGGTGCATAGCGTGGTTGCATCTAATTTCCAACGAGCTTTTACAGCGAGGCAAAAGGCAGACCATGATTACAAGGCACTGCCCAGGGATGTGCAGGAACTTGTCGGAACTATGGCAGAGAGGATGGCGCTGCATGACTAAAACGATCAACAGCAAGCGCAAGGGAAAAGAGGGAGAGCTGCGTCTGGTCCACTTCCTGCGAGAGCAGGGCTATGAGTGCCGCAGAACAGCGCAGTACTGCGGAAAAACCGGAGAGGCAGCGGACGTGATCGGGCTTCCGGGCCTCCATATCGAGTGCAAGGCCGTTGAACGGCTGAATGTTCGGGAGGCATTGAAGCAAGCTGTCAGGGACGCGGTTGCCTCTTTGATTCCCGTGGTATTTCACAGGCACAGCCGGGAGGAGTGGCTTGTAACGCTCCGGGCAGAGGATTTCATGACCATTTACCGGGAGTGGGAGGCTGGACGACATGAAAAGTAAAACGCTTCTGCGCGTGGTGGAAATGGCGCGGAGCGGATGCACAGACAGAGAGATCGGGAAAGCGGTGGGCGCTGCCCCATCGACGGTCAGCTACCACAGGAAGAAAGCCGGAATCGAGAGGGCCCGCGGTCAAACATACCACACTCTGTACACGCTCTATGACCGGGATGGGCAGTACCTGTTTGAAGGCAGCGTGAAGGAATGCGCAAATTTCCTGGAAATTCAGGAGCACACGGTCCGGGAATATCTGTCCAGATTCCGCGCCGGAAGGAAAACGCCTGTTGAGATTTACGCAGAGCCAGTCAGGAGGATGAGATGACAGACGAAAGGCGCGCCCTGCTGGGCGACCGCGAGGCAAGTAAAAGACTGAGCGAGGCGGGGGTGCTGGTACCATGCCCGTTCTGCAAAGGCGAGGTACGCAGAGTAATTGGCTTTGGTGGGCTGAATTTTTTCAAGTGCAGGAAATGCGGGGCGGTGGTGAGCTTTGACAACGACTATTTCAATGAGCACCCGAATGAAGCCCGCCTCGCCTGGAACACCAAAGCCCAGGTTCTGAGCTCTGAGGAGATGGAGAAAATCTATGGAAAAGAAAATTCTTGATGTGACCTGTGGAGCAAGGTCTATCTGGTTTGACAAGCACCATCCGGCGACGGTCTACTGTGATAAGCGTCGGGAGCAGTACCATCATCTTTGGAAGAACGCCAGTAACTGTATGCTGGACATCAATCCTGATGTGGTATGTGATTTTACAAACCTGCCGTTCACAGATAACTCATTCCAT